AGAAACCTCAGCGATTTTGTTACCATGAAGGCGAACAATAGAAACACCAGTTTCAGGATCAAAGTGAACAGAAGTGTTACCAGATTGCCAATCTTTGTTAGACTGAACTGCTTGGCACATTTGCTTTTCGATCTTACGCATTTGAGAGAATTGAAGTTAGTTTGTGTTGTGTGAGTTGTGCCTCACACTATAAGAACACTTTCGAGGTGAGTAACTTTAATCCTCCAAAAGATGCGGATAATACTCTTCAACTTCTGCAATCAATTCATCAACTGAATACTTATCATAACTTTCACTCATGTTATCATAAAGAATTGCCATCATAGTTTTGATGTCCATATCATCCAAGATCTGGTTAATCATGTTATCTTGAAGTGCATCGCGGTCGATGATTTTGTCGTTGGTTTGTGTCATGAGAAAAGAGAAATAATAATCACAATAATAGACAGAAAATACAACATCAGCACATCATTGGCATGTACTCAGATTGTGGCATTTTGTCTGTATTGAAACCAGTCACTTCTGCACCTTTATTGATACGAGCACTCCAATCATATTCAGCATCAGTTGCAAGAACTACACTATAAGATTTTTGTCCAGTAGCGCGAAAATACACTCGTTTGATAAAACGTTTGACAACTACTTTCATTCCTTTCTTTTCACAAGACTCAGCAATAAATGCTTCGGGAAAGTAATCAACAACAGTGGCAGAATTGGTGACTTGCATAAAGAAAAATGGTGCTTACGTTAATAGAACACTTTGAAGGTGAGTAATAATCAAAGTGATAAACATGCCCAACGATCTAACTCTGTACCATAATGTTTGTTGATAGTTCGAGTCACAACTTCATTGCACTCACTATCACAAAAACCCCATTCTGCATAGTTTTCAAGATAACGATACATCACACTTTGAGTGTTGATTGCATCATCACTATCAGCAAGAATCAGACTGAAAAAGTTATTCACAGTGTCAATAACATCATCAGGAGTATCAATGTAGCACTCCCATTCACTACGTTTCAGTGTGATTGTTTTCATGATTTGAGTGGTGCTTACACTATAGAAACAGTTTGAAGGTGAGTAATTTTATCTCACCAAATGTTTGTCCAACGTGTATGATTTGCTTTGGTCATTCTTCCCTCTGCTAACATATTGTCGCAGACTCTACAAAAGACTTGAAATTTTTCCTCTCGGGTGAGAGTATCTGCTCCATTGCAATTCTTCATCACATTGAGCATTTGACGTTTGGAAGTAATCATGAGTTTTAGTTAAGAATGTGACGATAATCAATAGAATTGATGCACCAACCTGTTGCACATGTGATCTCTTCGATGAGATCATCCTCATCATCTGCATCCCATGTTGTTGACATCGTTTCGTCAACTATTTCACGTTTGTAATCATCAGTGAGGAAATCGTCCATTGTATCCCCATCACCAATATCGTCGGTGAAATCAAACTCAATTTGTGTGACTTGGAATTGCATTAGTCGAGAAGAGTGATGTCGTAAGATGTAAAGTCAGGATATTGTTTTTCAACCCATTTGCATAACTTGTCGTTCTGTGATTTAATCCCCTTTGATGTTTTAGGACGTGTGGGCATATCTTTTAGAAAAGATAAATGTCCCCCAGGTTTTGTAACTTGAATTGAATAAGTTGCTGTTGTTGTGTTCATTCTTCTACAGTGACAGATTGAATAACAAAGTTAGGATTAAGGCGATTACATGTTGCAATGGCATCCTCTTTTGTTGCTTTGATGTAACCCAAACAATCGTTCATTATCCAACCATTTTCGCGATGAAATTGTCCGTGAAGAATGAATTTAGTCTCTTGCATTGTATCAACCTCCGAACATATCATCGAACAGTTGTTGTGAAGAAACCTCTAATTCTTCACGGTGTTCTTGTTCCCAACGCTTGTAATCTTCCGTGCGTTTGATAGCAAGATGTTTGGGCAATCCTGAGTCCATCATAAGTTTGCCGTTTGGAAGTCTGTGAAGAAACATGTTAGAAAGTTCAGAGAAAAGTGGATAGGTTTTGATATAATCGGTCATTCACCATGGAAGGCAAAGTGTGCATCAACGACAAAATCAATCACGTCGTCAGTTGCATTAACGTCGAAACGATCGCAGAACCAATCAACACAATCATCAGCAGGGAGCATAGTGTCAAACATAAAATCCTGAAGTTCATTCAGGTTGGATTCGGAGAAGAGGTTTTTAGTGTTGTTCATACAACTACGACACTTTCGAGGTGAGTAACTTTTATTCAGTGAACTTCCACACCAAAAATCCAATAAAACTCATCAACGCAATAGGAACAACAATCATCCAATACTCAACTAATACCCAAAGGATAAAGATTGCTCCTAAAAGCATAATCAAACCCATGGCACTTCCTACACTACCAATAGCAGAACTTTCACGGGGTTTGTTATAAGAACCCTCACATTGAACTAGACAATCAGGGTTCTTACGTTGTACCCTAGAGATTGCATCATGTGCTGTTGCTGCTTCAACTGTTTCGATATACGGTTGAAAGAAATCACCGTTTCCAGTGTGTATAACTCGAATGTCGTAAATCATAACCAGTTCTCCATGAATTGTTTGAGAGTGTAACCTTCGTCAGTGCCAGTTTCTTCTACTAACCGTTCATAAGTGTAATCCTGAATTTCTTCACGATATTCTTCGGTTGTAGGATCATTTTCTGGGTCAAAATCATCATGGCAGAGATAATCCCACTCCGCACATAACGCATTGATAAGATCAGAGCGACTGTACTTCATTGAGATGTGCTTGAATGATAGAGTTGATTTCTTCACACTTAAATGAAGTTTCTTCATCAATTAACATAGCATAATCTTCAACTGCATCCATGATAAGTTGAAGTTGTTCATTACTTAGAGAAATCATAATTAACGAGTCATCATCATAAAGAACGGGAATGAAAATAATCCGATAATAACACCAAATCCGATTGGTGCTGGTGTAAACGAAAGCAGGTAAAATACTCCCGAAATAATAGGAACTATAGACGCAACAGCAAGTGCATACATACCAGATTTCTTCAGTTGTTGTTTAGAAAATTTCATAATTCAGCGAATGTAAAGATAACCACCTGCCCAATCTGCACGGGAGAAACATTCCTCACGAGATTCAATTATAAGAAGATTGTAACGAACAATCTTTGCAGGTGCTTTGAATGATGCGGGTTTGTAAACTTCACCAGTCTTCTTATCAACAAAGGCATGAACACTACGGGACTGAGATTCAGTCTCCATCACAATTTTGTGATACTTACGTCCACTTTCGATGTAGAACTTGTAAGGATCAGAATTAGGATGACGACGAGTAAAATCATCAGTCAGACAATCACACAACATCAAAGTATATTTGCGGATGTTGAGTTGAATCTCATTGCGAGCATCTTGAGTGGCAACGAAGTCAGCAAATTCAGTGGGCATAATGTTCGAGTGCTTATACTATAAGAACAGTTTGAAGGTGAGTAACTTTAATTCACCACGTTTTTGCCATCAAAAAGTTAGCACGACTGAACTCTTTACGGTCAACAACTTTGAACATACCATATTTGTTGGTGATAACATAACCTTCATGCAGACTGTAAGTATCACCAATCATGCAGGTAATATCATCAGTTTCATTGATAAACCAGAACAAATCATCTTTGATAGTTGCAACCAACTTCCACAATCGCATCACATTGATGTCAACATCAAATTTTTCTGCAATTTCATTCTCATCAATGTCATTCTCATCACGGATACAGTCATTGATATGTTTTTTGACTTTTGCAGCAGTTTTGTCATTCAACCAAGAAAACTGACACAAAGTTGCCATTTGTTTGGCAAATGCACACATATCTGCCAAATCTTCACGATAGGGATGTAAAGTTACGCCAGGTTGAACAAACCGACACTTATCATTTCCTTCATGAAAAAGTTTCATCGGAGATGCAACAGCATTACGAAGATTATCATCTGCCACATAAATTGTGTGAGGTGCAATAATAATATCTTCAGAGATTATCTCAGGAAAGAGGTAAGTGATCGTATTGGGGCGATAAGTAAGACTCCCACCATAACCAATAAAATCACCTTGAAAGATAGAATCTGTGCGAGGTAAACAATCAAAGCAAGCGTGAAGAATACGCGCAACTTTACCCTCATGGTTCTTATCAATTTCTTCATGAGAATGATTGATTTTGATTTTTACTTTGTTGAAGACAGATTTAGTGCCAACAAAAAATGTACCAGTAGCAGGATCAGTTCCCCAAACAATAGCAGGAGCACCATCCATTTTGGTGCTGATGAAACTATCAGGTTCAGAAAACCAATCAAGAACCGAAAGATCTCCAGTCAGGATAGAATCTTCGGGATGTTGCAGGTGAGTGTTCTTCATACTACTGAAACAGTTTGGAGGTGAGTAACTTTTATGTCAACAAAAAAAGAGAGGGTAATGATACCCTCTCTCAAAATCAGTCGATAGACATGTAATATGCTCTATCAACCAAGCAGTTCACCAACAGAGAAATATCCTCTTGAAGTTTCTTTACTTCAAACTGATGAATTGCCCAACGAACTTTAATATCCTCAGCATAATCTGCACGGGACAGAAGAACTTCGGGACGTTCGATCATGTGGTTTGTTGTTTGGTACACTACTATAACACTTTGGAGGTGAGTAACTTTTATTGCTCCAAATAAGGACGCAAAGCCTCAACAACACCTTGCATTGCTGCCCTTGAATATCCAGTAGCATAAGGATAACCCTGCTCTGGATTATCTGGCGCAAGATAATTTACTTCGATTGCTTCTTCCAAACGTTGAATTGCAGTCTCAAGGGTGTCAAGGTAGACAGAAACCTTTTTCATAGTGTT